CTGATGATGACATTTTAATCAAACGAAGAAACGCAAAGTATTGGACTGGAAAGTCTAATATGGAAAAGTCTAAACGTCTAGCAACAGAAGAGGAAGTTCTCTCAATGTACGAAACTATGGATAAATGGTTAGACGAAAAGGATATAGGAATCATCGGGCTTTCTGACCCAGGAACACCTCCAGCTAACAACGCATATGAGGACACAAAAGACGTATATTCCTATATATTCTACGATGGAAGAATGATCTCAAAAGTAATTGATGATATGGATATTACCTCATTACGAATCGCAGAGGATGTTCTTTTTCTTTACGAAGCATTGTCCCGTGGAATCAATACTCGAAAATCAACAGAATGGATGTACGACAACAGGAGTATGATTGATAAGGATCTTCAATCTACTAGGATAGTATGGACTGATATGTATGATAAGAAAGAGGATAAACCCAAGAATTTTTATCAGAGTGAAGAACATTATAAAGCAATGAGATTCATCCAGAGTAAATATCCACACGGCGTAAAAATATTTGAGAAAGATGGGAAAATGAAGAATGTTAAGTATTGGAAGAAAGTTTATAAACCATCAGGAACATCTTTAGAGTCGTTCTTTTAAAGGAAAGCTAATGACAGGAGCCCCAAAAAACTATCCTCAATATCCTTTGTATATTATATCCAAAGGACGTGCAGAAAGTATGATAACTTCAAAGAGTTTATCTCGGATGAAGATTTATCACTATATTGCGATTGAACCACAAGATGAAGAACCATACGAAAAAGCCCTTGATAAATTTAAACTTCGGCCGTATGCTAAACTTCTTTTACTCCCTTTTGCTAATCACGGTGACGGTCCGGGTCGTGCTAGAAATTGGTGTTGGGATCATTCAAAAGATGTCCTAGATGAAGAGTGGCATTGGGTAATGGATGATAACATTGCAGATTTTTATCGACTTCAAGAGAATTTTAGATACCGTGTTGAAAATGGTGCTCTGTTCAGGTCGTGCGAAGATTTTTGCGATAGATACGAAAACGTCCAAATGTCTGGTTTACAGTATCGATTCTTTATAGCACCTAATCAAAAGTATCCAGCGTTTGTAAAGAACACACGAATATACTCTTGTAATCTTATTAAGAATTCAGGAGTCCATCGATGGAGAGGTCGCTATAACGAAGATACAGATTTATCGTTACGCATCCTGAAAGATGGAGATTGTACAATTCAGTTCAATCATTTTCTTCAAGGTAAATGTGCGAACCAAACTGTAAAGGGTGGTAACACGGAAGAATTCTACCACGTCCAGGCTACAGATAATGAAGAGTTTCAAGAGACTGGATGGAATGCTGAGGGCACTATTAAGAAGAGCCAGATGCTGGTGGATATGCACCCAGATGTATGTAGAATCGTATGGAAATATAGGAGATGGCATCATTTTTGTGACTACACTCCATTCAAGAAGAACGATTTAAAGTTTAAGAAAGGATTGGCCACTATCACGGCAGGTGACAATAATTATGGACTCGTTTTAACGAATACAGATAAGAAAGGTAATAGAGTATGATACGGAAAAATGATTGGGTTTGTTTTAAAGATGAATTAGCCAAAGAGACCTGTGATAAAATAATAAAGATTGCGGAAGATAAATTGACAAAAGTATCTAATGAAGAAGAAATGTGGGATAGACATATCGAAAATCATAAAAATGAAAATATAAGTGATATTGTATGGACAGAAAAGCAATACATATATGATGCAGTTTGGCCATATATGGCACAATCTAATACAGAAGCCGGATGGAAATACGATATTAAATCCGCTGAATCTATGCAAATAGCACGATACAAAAAAGGTATGTTTTACGATTGGCATGCCGATGGTAAGGGAGATCATTTTGGTACTTATAAGAATATAGCTAATCCAAAGATACACGACCACTGCCGAAAAATATCGATGAGCGTTATTTTAAATGATGATTATGAAGGAGGTGAATTACAGTTCGTGAAATATACCCATCGAGAACTTGAAATGGAAAAAACGTGGAAAGATCGTGAGACTCCACTCAGCAAAATTGAAACCATAGATAACAAAACAGGAACAGTAATTATATTTCCTTCTGATAACTGGCACAGAGTTAAACCAGTAACAAAAGGAATTAGATATTCATTAGCAGTTTGGTTCTTGGGTCCTCCGTATGTATAATCGACACTTAATATATAATTTTCCAGAAGCAATAAATAAATCCACCTGCGATAAAATAAGAATGTTAGCTGAGGATAATTGGACAACCAAGGGTACCACCAAAGCTGGGAAAGAAAACGTAAGAGAAAGTGAGATTGTATGGATTAAAGATCAATGGGTATATGATATTATCTGGCCGTATATGACGGAAGCAAATAATGTCGCTGGATGGAAATACGATATTCATAGTTCGGAAGATATACAAATATCCCGTTATAAAGAAGGAGATTATTATAGCTGGCATAGAGATGGTAAAGGAGATCATTTTTCTGTATATGTAGGAGATGATCCAATTCTATTAGGACGTGTTAGAAAATTATCGATGACCATTCTTTTGAATGATGATTTTGAAGGAGGATTGCTTCAGTTTACTAATTATGCTGAACTAAAAGGTGATGTCCACACACCAGAATTGGATAAAACAGGATCTATCATAGTATTTCCTTCTGATATGGAACATAGAGTCACGCCTGTAACAAAAGGAATTAGATATTCGTTAGTTGCTTGGTTTTTAGGACCACCTTTTATATAAATCTATTATGATGAGAGAACAAAAAGGAATTTTAATTCCAGAATCTGATAAGTCTAAGTTTTGGGGTAAAAATTATGAGATAAGAGAATATAATAAAATTAAACCGAGAGGTTATAGAGCCATTGATATAGGCGCTCACGTCGGCATTTGGACACGCAGACTTGCAAATGATTTTGATGAGGTTATCGCTTTTGAACCGATGCCAAAACATATCGAATGCCATAAAAATAATTGTGAGGATCTAGAAAACGTGACTTTAAATGAAATAGCATTGTCCAATGTTAATAAGACTCAAGTAATGACAACAAAGGATAATAATTCGGGTATGTCTACGCTGATGACTCCTAAGTGGAAGTTACCTAAAACCATAGTGCCGATCGAAACCCGAACTTTAGATAGTTACAATTTCCCTAAAGTTGATTTCATTAAAATTGATGTAGAAGGATGGGAAGAACAAGTCCTGAGAGGTGGTATGGACACTATTTTAAAATACAGACCTAGAATGTATATTGAAATATGGACAAAGGAAGGTGACCGAATGCGACCCGCTAATTATGAAAAGGTTTCAGATATTTTGGAGCGTGAAATGGGATATACTCTTCAGCGAATTGGAAATGATAATTATCTTTGTGAGGGCAATTCACCGAAACTATAAATAGTTATTTTGAGTGATGGTAAATAATCTGCAACTGAAAGCGAATTGAAATGGTCGAACAAAAGGAGAATCTAGTACGTAAAAGAGATGGTGCCCTCGAACCTCTAGATTATGATAAAATACACAAAATGTTGGAATGGTGTTCTAATGGTCTGAACGTATCAGTATCCGAAACAGCAATTACCGCCCACATTAAAATTGTTAATAAAATATCATCACGAGATATTCAACAAACATTAATTAAGTCCGCCGCTGAAAAAATAAGTCCTGAAATGCCAGATTACGATGTCTTTGCCGGTCGTCTGCTTATGATTGATATGCGGAAACAAGTATACAAAGACATTACCCCTACTCCATTTCTTGACTATATAAAAAATCACGTAGACCGGAAATTATATTCGCCAGATATTCTGAAGAAGTATACAGAAGAAGAGATAACAGAACTCGGCACCTTTTTGGATTATGATAATGATATGAATCGTGGATATGCATCCGTTGTTCAATTAGAATCCAAATATTTAATCCGAGATGCAAAGAATAAAGATATACTTCTTGAAGCACCACAGGAAACTTTTATGATTATTCCTATGGTCATTT